GGCATTTGCTGAACAGGCAACAGACTACATGCATTATGTGTTTAACCAGAATGATGGGTTTAGAGTTCTAAACGATGCATTCCACGATGCTCTGGTTAAAAAGCAAGGGATCGTTAAGGTTTATTGGGAAACAAAGTACAGAACAGAAACCTATAGCTACACAGATTTAAGTGAAGAAGAACGAACTTATATTCTGTCGGATACAGGTATATCGGTTTTAGAAGAAACCATGACAGCATCTATGTCTATGGATGAGATGGGCGTTGAAATAGAAGTTCCAAGCTACTCAATGCAGATTAGCCGACAAATCCCAGAAGGTAAGCTAAAAATAGAAAGCGTGCCGCCAGAAGAGTTTTTTGTAAACAGCCAAGCAAGAACATTAGACGATGCATATGTGGTCTGCCACAGATCAGAAATGCGTGTCGGTGACTTAGTTGAAATGGGCTATGCATTTGATGATGTGTATGACTTAGACAGTTTATACGGTGCGTCTGATATATCTGAAGCAGAAGACATTGAGCGAAGAGGCTACACCCAAGACGATTATGAAGATCAATCTGGCGATCCTGCTATGAGAAACGTAGCAATTACAGAAGCCTACATGAAGCTAGATGTTGACGGAACTGGCGTACCAATTCTACATCGGTTTATCTGCGGTGGTTCATCTTACAAACTGCTAGACTTCGAGCGTGTTGATGACATTCCTTTTGCAGTATTCGAAGTCGATCCAGAGCCACATACTATGTATGGAAGAAGTCTAGCAGAACTAATCTTTGACGATCAGGATGCAGCTACAGCAATCATTCGTGGTGTCCTAGATAACGTAGCCATGACTAATAATCCTAGAATTGGCATAGTTGATGGCGCAGTCAATATTGACGATGTGCTAAACAACGAGATTGGCGCTATCGTAAGAATGAGACAGCCAGGTGCGGTTCAAGACCTTGCAGTGCCATTTACAGCAGGGCAGACACTCAGCGCATTACAGTACATGGATGGCCTAGTAGAGCAGAAAACAGGCGTTACTCAGAATGTGGCTCTCAACCCTAATGCCATGCAGTCAACAACTGCGTCAGGCGTGCAAGCCACTGTGGACGCTGCGGCGGCTCAAGTTGAGGTAATGGTTCGAAACCTCTCAGAAGGCATGCGCCGTATGTTTAAATTACTTCTCAACTTGCATGTTAAGAATATAGACGAAGATCAGATGATACGCCTAAACGGTCAGTTTGTGCCTGTTGATCCTCGTGCATGGAATACAGAGATGGACGTTCAAATCAATGTCGGTCTAGGAACAGGCAGAGAGCAAGAAAAGATGGCGGCTCTGCAAAGCACGCTACAAATACAGCAGCAAGTATACCAGAACTATGGCCCCATGAATGGCCTGGTTAGCCTGACAAACATTAGAAACACACTAGCAGACGTCTTAGCAACTTCTGGCGTCAGAAACGCAGAGAGATACTTTGCACCTATTACGCCTGAGATTGAGCAGCAGATGTTACAGATGCAGCAGATGCAGCAGGCTCAGATGGCAGAGCAACAGCCACAACAGCCAGACCCAGCTCAAGCAATCTTACAAGCCGAGCAAATCAAGGCTCAGTCCAAGATGAATACTGACATGATGAAAATGCAGTTAGACGCACAAAAATCTGTGGCAGACGATGATCGTAAGCGCGATCAAATGGCGCAAGATTTACTAGTTGATGCGGCTAAGATTTACGGGCAATATGGCGCAAACGTAGATGTTGCCAGAATAAAGGCAGAGCAAGATAAATTAAGAACTGTGGCTAACATTGCACAAGGCGGTCAATGACTACAAATATAAGAATACAGGCTGAAGAAGCCAAAAGGTTAAAGAGCGACACTGCATTTAAGCAGTTCGTTCAAGGTGTTCGTGAAGATCAAATGAGGATTTTCGCAAACAGTGCGGCTCAAGAGATTGAGCAGCGAGAAGAGGCGCATGCTATTCTGCGTGCGTTAAATTTGATCGAAGTGAACCTTGACGCTGCACTTGCAGCAGAGACACTCTTAGATCGTAAAAGATAAGGAGTAGCACCGTGGAAGGCACGACTACAATTGAGGAAGCAGTAAGCTTAATTACTGAACCAACCGAAGCAGCAAAGGCCGAGCAAGAACAAGTTGTCGAAGCTGAAGCTGAAGAGGTTGAAATAGAAGAGCCAACAGAAGCAGAAGAGCCAACTCAAGAATTTGAGAGCGATGATGATGACGTTGAGCTAGATGACGTTGAATTAGATGAAACCACTCCAGAGCTTGAAAGTACTGAGGAAACCAATTTCATCCCCGTTAAAGTTAACGGCAAAGAAGAAATGTGGACACTAGATCAGTTGAAACAATCGGCTGCTGGTCAAGGCTATATCAATCAACGCATGCAGGAGGTTGCTCAAGTTGAAAAACAATATAAAGAGCAAGCTCAACACTTGGCCCAGCAACAGCAAGCTTTCTTGCAGTTGCAACAGCAATCACAACAAATCGGCGTACAGCCACCCCAAGCACCAACGAAAGAAATGTTTAACAGTGACCCCATAGGATATATGGAAGCTAAAATGACATACGATGAGGCGAAGGCGCAGTATGACCAACATGTTTTTGAGGTCCAGAAACTTCAACAGCAGCAGAGTGCACAAAACGAGCAAGCGCGACAGTCGTTCTTGCAAGACCAAGCAAAACTGTTGCAGCAGCACATTCCTGAGATTGTTGACCCTGACAAGGGTGACAAACTTAAAGCTGATCTTGTAAAAACTGGCGTCCATTATGGATTTTCAGAGCAAGAGATGCAGAGTGTGGCAGATGCTCGTTATATTCGGGCTCTGAACGATGCTAGGAAGTGGCAGAGTTTGCAGCAAAAGAAGTTAAAAGCATCAAAGACAGAACAACCAAAACCTGTTGTGAAGGCTGGCGCTAAACGGCGTGCAAACGATGGTGAAGCTGCGGCTAGAAAGAAACAGCAACAAAGGTTGCGTAAATCTGGTAGGATCGAGGATGCTCTCGGTCTCATGTTAAAGCCTTAAAGGAGTAAATTACTATGGCACAACCAGCAAATACATTCGACAGTTATGATGCTGTCGGTATACGGGAAGATTTGAGTGATATTATCACTAACATCTCGCCCGAAGAAACACCATTCTTCACAAAGTCTCGCAAGACTACTGCGAAAAATACTTTGGTAGAATGGCAAACAGATAGCCTAAGAGCAAGTGCTGCAAACGCACATATCGAGGGTGATGATACAGCAGCTACTGCTGCGACTGCGACTAGCAGATTGAATAATCGGACTCAAATTTTCAAGAACGCAGTTGTCGTTCCTGATACAGATGAGGGTCTGGATAAAGCAGGGCGTGCGCAGGAAATTGCCTTAATTTGGGGGGCCGCTGCATAGCAATATGTAGATGAAAATCGCGTGAATTGCTGGGACGCTAAGTCAGAAATGATAAGCCAATCAGCAGCCAAGACCGTGGGGGACGGTGGTAAGGTTCAGGGACTAGGTCATGGAGACTAGAACAGTCAGTAAAGGCCCACGAGTGCGCGACAACCGAAATCGGTTGAAGATATAGTCCGATACTCAGAGGAAACTTTGAGAGCTAGGGATAAAGAGCCTTAGTGTAACGAATGACCAAACGCTCAAAATCGCTGCCGAGCAAAAGCTCGACATCGAAAAAGCTATGTTTGCAAATAACGCAAAAGTTGCTGGTAACGCAACAACTGCTCGTGAAATGGCAGGCGCACCATCTTGGATGAAAACTAACGTGGACTTCCAATCTGGTAACTCTGGTGCAAACCCAACTGGTGACGGTACTGACGCTCGAACAGACGATGGTACTGCAACAGCATTCTCACAAACCAAGTTTGACACAGTTATGCAGTCAATCTGGGAGAATGGCGGAAACCCTGACACAGTGTACCTATCAGCATTTCAAATGAATGTTGCTCTAGGCTTCACTGGTAACAACAATCAGCGTTCAGCAGTACAAGCTGGCGATGAGCGTGTTGTTAAGTCATTGGCAGTCTATGTGACTCCGTGGGGAACTGTAGAGTTCATGCCAAGCCGTGAGAACAGATCACGCGATGTGTTCATAATGCAGGACGATATGTGGGAAGTGGCAACACTACGCCCAACTAAAAATATCGAGTTGGCAAAAACAGGCGACAGCACCAAGAGACAAGTTGTTACAGAACTAACACTTTGCGCTAAAAATGAAGCTGCAAACGGCATTATTGCCGACAACACAACTTCATAATATAATATCAGTAGGGGCATTATTGCCCCTACACTCATAAGGAGAAGAATATGAAAGTTTTAGTAAAAATGCGTAGCATGTCCACATCACAAGGCATGGCTCGTAATGGCGATATTGTTGATTTGCCGAAAGCAGAAGTAGACAAGATTTTAGCAGGAAGCCCACACAATATAGAAGTGCTTGC